CTAACCAGCGGATTGAACCTATAAAGGCAGTTCCAATCGTGACAAGTGCTACTGCAAAACCTGCCCAGTTAAGGGCACTCATCACTTCTTAGTGCCGAGTGAACTATCGTTAGGCGATAGGTATCGCAAAACTGGTGGGATAATGGATGCGAGTCCAGCTGCGATAAGTGCCTTTGGATCTGTAATTCCTGCTGCATACATTGAGATTGCTGCTACAAGGAAGGCTCTCGCCCATGATCCTGCTGCTGTCTTTAGTTCATTCATTAGATGCTCCTAGCATAGGTACTTGAAAAAAAGCCCCATCATCGTCAGCTTCTTTCGCAAACGAGATGTGACAGTGGTGGTTGTGTTTGTTAGCCCCTGTGTATTCTCGCCATGCCCAATTCTTTTTTGATGAGGCGATACGACCATCAAAGATAATGTAGGTAATGCGCTTTTCTCTTTTAGACTTGCATAAGAGACGAATCTGATCTGCAATATCTGGCATGAGGTCAGGCTTGGACTTACCACTGACATCACGATCAACATCGATGGCACGAACCCAGCCCTCAGCATCGGGATTATGATCGCTAGGGCGAGATGAGTGTCTACTATCACCGATCCAGCCATCCGATGTGCGGTCACGACTTGGGAATGTGTCATTAAACTGTTCCCTAAGTTGAATCGCTGCCTTACTTAGCTGCGGCTTCATGTGCTAAATATGCCTGATAATCAGAGTTGGCAGGATCATTGGGAATAGTCGAAATCACTCCATCATTATCCATAAGGACATAGCCATTATCTAATAAAGTATAAGTAATCATTTTATAGCTCCGCACTTGCTGCATAGTGAAATACAAACCCACCGCGACTTGCGGTGATAAGCAAACCATTATTATTTTGAACTCCGAAGGAAGCGTTGCCAATTAAGTTGGTAGATCCGCTTGATGCTGATAAATCTGTTCCGTCACCATTGGAAACAACGCCTGAAGTGCTACTTGTAAAGGAATAGATTGTAACTGTTGGATTTACTCTCATAGTTACTGGAAGTCTAACTCCTCCAAGATAAGCACCGCTTGCAACAGTTGCTGTAGTTGCCAACATAACAAGACCGCCAGCAGCTGAGTTTGTAGGAACTGTAATTGAGTTTTCGTAAGACTTGGCATAATACCTCTGACACATAGCCAATTCGCCTTGAATTGAACCGCCACCTGCACGAATAAACGGGCTAACCTGAGATCCGACTTCTAATTGAATGCCTGTAATGTCGTAATAATCATTGGCACCTGCTGTGCCGACTGGAGTGTAGAAGCTGTAGAAACCTATTTCTGTTGCAGTAGAAGATACGGCAGCAGTGTAACTAAAGCGTTGCCATGATGTAGTTAGTGTGGCTGTTTGTGTTACCACTGCTGTCTGACCAGTAAAGCCTGAACCCATTGACTGATCTGTACCTGTGCCATAATCTAGTCGAACGCTTAAAGCAGAAGATGCAGATGAATAGTTAGCACCTGCGCGAGCATAGAATGAGATTGTTACAGTCTGACCTGCAAAACGCATTGAGTCTGCTGTTTCTAATGCAGTCAAAAAGTAGATTGCTCCAGTGCCTGTGTTACCGCTGTCGCGTTGAACTCTAGCTGCGTACTGGATACCAGTTAAGCCAGAGGTCTGGCGTGAAACTGTTGCACCTGTTGCTAGACCTGCTCGGTTCACTTGGAAACGATCTGCACAATACTTTGTGTAGGTAGCATCATTAGCGATAGAAGTTCCACGCTGCCAAATGTCAAATGATCCGTTGATAATGCCATTGCGTGTAAATGGACGGAATAAGAAAGTGTCTAGATCCTGTCCAAGTAGCGCGATCTGGGTCGCACCATTTTTTACTAGGTCGCTCGATGTAGGTACATCAAAGTTATAGTTAGTAGTTGTCGATGCCATATTAGGTTAGTGCTCCTGTCGCATTTGTCCATGTAAGTGTAGCATTTACGCCTGTCCAAATGAGTGAGGCAGGTGTAACTGTTTCCCATTGTGTAGTTGATAGGGAGAAGTCTGTAGCTGAGACATATAGGGTCATGTCCACATAAGTAGGAGTGGCAGTAAGTGCCACATTCTCGACAAAGCCATCAAAGGTTCCATCAAGAAGATTGCTAGGCAGGTTAGTGATAAGCACTGGCTGCCCAAAGAAGACACCGATCAGGTTGTCAAGCATTGCGCTAGGCATGTCTGGATTATCTAGGCGAAACTTGATTGCTCCTAGTGAGCCTCTAGGGTTTTTGCGTAGGTTTAACTCTCTAGAGGCAATATCAGTAATGTCTGCAAAGTTCTTGATGTTTGACTCAGCCGACTTCTCAAACAAGCCATAAGAGGCTATAGAATCGCTATCAGAAGTACTGTAGGTCGAGGCATAGCCAGCAGCGTACTTATAGATCAGGCTGTTGCGGATACGAGCGATCTGAGTCTGAGACTGGATACTGCTGGGAGTTGCATAAGAGCCGTCAAGATTAGTAAAGCCATTAGCAGCCAAATAATTAGAGCGGTGGTCGGCATCGTCATAAGAGACATCGCCATCCTTTTCTTCATAAATTTGACCTAGTGCGCTAGTTGCTATTTGATCTACTAGGGTTTGTGATTTAGCAGTGGCACTAGCTGCAAGGTTAATCATTGTGTAAAAGCCTGAGTCAATAGTGCCGATATAAGACTCAGCATCAGCCCATGTCACTGTTGGTGGGTAGGTAGCCCAAGTAAGCGTTGGAGTTACCTCTGCCCATGAAAGGTTTAGGGCATTGCCTAAAATGGTTGATATTTGTGCGCCATCTAGACCCTCTGCTAGAGCTGTGTTAAACACTGCCTTAGTAAGTTTAGCCAATGCGCCAATGCCCAAAATAGTGCCAGTAGTAACAAAGCCTGTTTCATCTGGGCTTCTTACCCCAATGTTAAAGTCTGATACTTCTCCACCAAACACAGTGACATAAGTACCGCTGGAGTTCTTGAGTTCTAGAAGGATTGACTCTGTAACATTTATCGTAAATGGTGTGTTATCCGTATTGACTATTTGGACTTGACAATAACCAGCAGTCGGCTGGCGGTCAATGTCTAAGCGACCAGATGCAAAGGATACAGAGGTAACAGTCGTATAGACATCATCCCCAACAGTTACTCGCCATTCAGGAAGCCATGTCATGCAACGAGGCTCCGCAATGTGCCGCGATCTGTAGCATCTCTTAGGACTTGATCGATTGCCTCAGCAATAGCATTTGGATCACCAATGCCAGTATTTACGATAATTGTGTTGCCACCACCACCCATAGCAGACCCCGGAAAGCCGCTAGAGGCATAGTTGCCTGCTGAAGTTGAATAACCTCCACCGACTACAGGAACAAAACTGCCTGCTGCAAGGGCATCAAGGAGTGAAGGAGTGCCAGTAGTTGTGCTTGCTACTGCTGAGGTACTAGTGGCTGTGCCACCACCGATCATCTTTAACTTAGAAATAGCAGCATCAAGGTTGGCTAAGTTGATTAGATCCTTAGGAAGCATTGAGTCAAGAATAGACTTGATATCTTTTAGCTTTAGATCTTGATTAGTAAGAACACCAAGTATCTTTAAGTCTGCATTGAGTTTATTGGTTGCAGCGGTAATTGCTGCGACATCCTTTGAGGCGATGGCTTCGTCTAAGGCAAGGATAGATTGCTTTACTTCTAGGCGAGCAAGGTCATTAGTAACTTGTAGAAGTTGTGTTTGGCTAGTTACCTTGCCCAGTTGCTCGGCTGCGCTTTTCTCAGCTGCAGCTAGTTGGATCTTCTCAATGTCAAAGACATTAGAACCCTTGTTAAGAGCAAGGGTAGCCTTGTCAATAGCGTATTTTAATTGCTTTGCTTTAAGTTGCTTTGATTCCTCAGCGGTAAGGACTTTAGAGTTTTTAATTATTTTGGCTGTTGTGCCAAAACCTTTGTCAAATCCTGTAGCACCTGAAGCAGCACCAAAGTTAGTTCTAGCAGCCAACGCTTCTTCTTGTATTCTTGCTACTTCGCCCAACGCCTGTGCCACACCTCGGGCATTGGCTGCAAAATCAAATAACTTCTCAAGAATTGGTGAGTTTTGTTTTAGTTTTGCAATTAAGATACCTACGCCTGATATTGCATCTGCGGTCTTTTGAGCGAAACTTTCCATGTTTACAGCAAGATCCTCAACAGAGTTCTCGCCCCCTAGTGCTTGCAATGCATCTACTAAGCCTTCGCCAATAATCTCTTTAGCGTTATTTGAGGCAACAGATAACTTGTCCATTGAGCCTTGCAAAGAATTAGCAGACTCGGTTGCAGACCCCGCAAAGGTAGTGGCTAACTGATCGGTGATTTGCTTAAAAGACTTAGCCTTGAGATCAGCCTTAGAGATGCCTACGCCTAACTTGCTTAGGGCTGTGTTGCTACCTAGAAACGCCTTTGATAGCGCACCTGTTACAGAGCCTAAATCGCGACCTGTGGACGCACTGATATCTAAAGCAATCTGTAATAGTCTTTGAGATTCGGCTGAGTCCTGTGTGGCAACCGCTAAGGTCTGATAGGCAGGGCGCAGTTCATCATCAAGGACGCCGAACTCCCTTTGTAACTTTTGGATGTAAGCCTCTGAAGAAGCAACATCTCTACCTAAGCCAACGTTTCTAAGAGCTAGTGCTAGTTGTTTCTGAGCCTTCTCATCTTGGGCTGCTGCTTGAATTGAAGCTTTGCCGTAAGCCAATACTTTTTGGGTGCTGTAAAGCCCAATAAATGCTTTACCAAGTTTGCCAGCGGTTTTGCTAAGTTTGTCTGTTGCAGTCTCAGCCTTCTTGAAGGCATTACCGCCTGTGAACTCGGCTGCAATATCTATGACTATATTTGCCATAATTAACCTCTCACCGAAGACCTAGCGTTAAGTTTGTCTGATGCCATCTTGATTGCTTTAAGGACTGCATCTTTGGCTTTGCCATTGTTTTCTTCATAAGCACGAAACAAGGCACGACCTTCCATCTTGCCAGTGCCCTTCATTTGTGCGCCATACTTACTATTCTGATTTTGCACAAAGCGACTGTTAGGAGTTTTACGACCCATAGTTTCATAGATGGCACCAGCTGCGCTTTTGTTAAACACGCGAGCCAATGATCGAAAGCCTCTGCGATTGGGCTTTGATGGTGTGGTTTTGTAACCAATGCCAGCCTTAACAATGCGAGCCGTATAAGTTGGGAAGTTACCCTGAGAGTTTTCTCTAGGCAACCATCCGCTTAGGACTGAACTATCATCTGGCAAATAACCTTTAGCGGTTTTAGTGATTGGCTTTAACGCCCCAGCGATATTCTGCTGAGTTTCTTTAGCAAGATCGGGAGTAAATTTACGCAAAGCCTTGCGGAGATTAACGGCGCCCTTTACGCTTACTGGCATCGTCTACCTCCTTTGCTTCATCTTTGAGACCCTGC